TATATCCTAAAATTTGGAAGGGTATAAAATGGTCAGAGAGAAAGATGCAATGGGTAGCACCATCAGGTGCTAGATTGTGGATGTCATACCTTGACAGAGATGATGACGTATTAAGATATCAAGGATTGGCATTTAGTTGGATAGGGTTTGACGAGTTAACGCAGTGGGCAACTCCATTTTCATGGAACTATATGCGTTCACGATTAAGAACCGCATCGGCAGATTTGCCAATCTATATGAGAGCCACTACAAACCCAGGAGGTCCTGGGCATGGCTGGGTTAAAAAAATGTTTATTGACCCATCACCATATGGAAAGGCATTTGATGCAACAGATATCGAGACCGGGGAAGTACTTAAGTATCCAGCAGGACATAGCAAGGCTGGACAAGCATTATTTAAAAGGAAATTTATCCCTGCGAGATTATTTGACAATCCGTATTTATCTAGAGAAGGTGATTACGAAGCAATGTTGCTCTCCCTTCCAGAGCAACAGCGTAGGCAATTACTTGAGGGCGATTGGGATATTAAAGAAGGTGCCGCTTTTACGGAGTTTAATCGTGATATTCACGTTGTTGAGCCTTTTCACATCCCTAGTAATTGGGTCAAATTTAGGGCTTGTGATTATGGTTATGGTTCTTATAGTGGTGTGTTATGGTTTGCTGTCTCGCCATCTGAACAACTTATTGTCTACAGAGAACTCTATGTTAGCAAAGTCCTTGCCACAGATTTGGCAGATAGGATAACTGAATTAGAAGCTCAAGATGGTAATATAAAGTATGGTGTATTAGATAGTTCTTTATGGCATAAACGTGGAGATACAGGACCTTCACTAGCAGAACAAATGATACAAAGGGGGTGTCGTTGGAGACCTTCAGATAGAAGTAAAGGTAGTCGTGTATCAGGTAAAAATGAGATACATAGACGTTTGCAAGTAGACGAATATACAGAAGAACCTAGAATAGTATTTTTTAATAGTTGTACTAATATAGTTTCGCAATTACCATCTATACCTTTGGATAAAAAAAATCCTGAAGATGTAGACACAAGAGCAGAAGACCATTTATATGATGCTTTAAGATATGGTATAATGTCAAGACCTAGATTTAGTATATTTGATTATGACCCACATGGCAGACCTAGTAGTAGTATGCCTGTAGCAGATTCAACGTTTGGATATTAATATGGCTGAAGAAGAAATAAATATAGAAGATGACGCTTTATCATTGGATGATTCAGAAAATTCTAATGTAACTGATGTTGAAGTTAAAGGTATAGCTAATCATGTTATGTCTAAGTTTAAAAAATCAGAAGACTATAGATACGAAGATGAATTAAGATGGGTTCGTGCTTATAGGAACTACAGAGGTATCTATGGTCCTGATGTACAATTTACTGAAGCTGAAAAATCTAGAGTATTTATTAAGATAACTAAAACAAAAACATTAGCTGCTTATGGGCAAATAGTTGATGTTTTATTTGCAGGAAATAAATTTCCTATAAGTATAGAGCCAACTGAATTACCAGAAGGAGTAGCCAAAGATGTTTCTTTCGACCCTAAAGAACCTGAACAATTACGTAACCAACAAGATTCGGATAATATGGAATCTCCATATGGTTATAATGGTGACGGTAAAGAATTACCTGCTGGAGCTACAGCACAAACTCTACAAGAGATGCTTGGTCCTTTGGAAGAAAAGCTTGGAAACATTGAAAACCTTAAAGAAGGCACTGGTAAAACTCCTTCAGCGATAACCTTTAGTCCTGCTATGATTGCGGCTAAGTCTATGGAAAAACAAATTATGGACCAGTTGCAAGAATCACATGCAAATAAACATCTTAGAAGTACTGCTTTTGAGATGGCTTTATTTGGTACAGGTGTTATGAAAGGACCTTTTGCTGTAGATAAAGAATATCCTAATTGGGATGATGAAGGAGAATACTCACCTATATTTAAAACAATACCACAAGTTAGTCATGTATCTGTTTGGAATTTTTATCCTGACCCGGATAGTACAAATATAGACCAAGCCCAATACGTAATAGAAAGACATAAACTATCTCGTTCTGAGCTAAGAGCTTTGAAAAAAAGACCATACTTTAGAGATAATGTTATTGAAGAAGCTATAGCTGAAGGTGAAAATTATACTAAAAAGTATTGGGAAGATGATTTATTAGATTATAATCAAGATAGTTATGTAGATAGATTTGAAGTTCTAGAATATTGGGGTATGTTAGATACTGAAATGCTAGAAGAACAAGGTATAAAAATACCAAAAGAATTACAATCTTATGATGAATTACAAGCTAATGTTTGGGTTTGCAATAATAAATTACTAAGGGCTGTTATTAATCCATTTAAACCTGCTAAGATACCTTATATGGCAGCACCCTATGAATTAAATCCATATTCTTTTTTCGGTATTGGTTTAGCGGAAAACATGGATGATACACAAACTCTTATGAATGGTTTTATGAGAATGGCTGTTGATAATGCTGTTTTATCAGGTAATTTACTTATAGAAGTAGATGAAACTAATTTAGTTCCAGGTCAAGACTTATCTGTATATCCTGGAAAAATATTTAGAAGACAAGGTGGTGCACCAGGTCAAGCAATATTTGGTACAAAGTTTCCAAATGTTTCACAAGAAAACTTACAGTTGTTTGATAAAGCTAGACAATTAGCCGATGAAAGCACAGGACTTCCATCTTTCTCTCACGGACAAACAGGTGTTTCAGGTGTAGGTAGAACTGCGTCAGGCATATCTATGTTAATGAACGCAGCAAGTGGCAGTATTAAAACAGTTATTAAAAATGTAGATGACTATTTACTTAAACCTCTAGGTGAAGGTTTGTTTAGATTTAATATGCAATTTAATTTTAATCCTGAAATAAAGGGTGACTTGGAAGTACATGCACGTGGAACAGAAAGTCTTATGGCTAATGAAGTGCGTAGTCAAAGATTAATGCAATTTTTACAAACTGCATCTAATCCTTCTCTTGCTCCATTTGCAAAGTTTAATTATATTATTAGAGAAATAGCAAAGGCTATGGATTTAGACCCTTCAAAAGTTACAAACAATATGGATGAAGCTGTTTTACAAGCAGAGTTATTAAAACAATTTCAAGGACCACCACCTCCTCAAGGACAAGCTCCAGCAGGAGCAAATCCAATGGACCCTACAGGAGCAGGTGGAGGAACAATAGGAACAGGTCAAGCACCTCAACCAAATGAACAAGGATTTAGCGGAAATGGACAAGCAAATACTGGGCAACCTCAAACCCCTAGTCAGCCACCAGCACCAACTCAATAAGTACTTAGATGCTTTAATAGAACAACATCATAAAGCTATAGAGCAAACAGAAGATACAGTTGTTGTATATAGAACTCAAGGTGCAATAGCAGCTTTACGTAGACTAAAATATTTGAGAGATGAGGTAAATAAAGACAATGGCTAAAAAACCTATAAATACACAAATGGAAATGTTTGAACTCGGTGGTTTAAAAGACCAAGGAGATACAACAGACCCTATATCAAAAAATCAAGTACCTATTGGTTCTACTCAAAAAGAAGTTAGAGATGATATACCTGCACAGTTAAGTGAAGGTGAGTTTGTGTTACCTGCAGATGTTGTTAGATATCATGGTTTAGAAAAACTAATGAAGTTAAGGCAACAAGCTAAAGGTGGTTTAAAAACCATGGAGCAAATGGGTCAAATGGGAAATTCAGACCAAGCTATTATGTCTGATGATTTACCATTTAAACCACAATTTCAAGAAGGTGGTATGGTACAAGCACCTATTATACAAGCACCTCAAGTATTACAACCTAGTAATGTTCCAGGCTATCAAAGACCCCAAACTCAAGGTGTACAATTTACTCCTGCCCAAGGACAGCAACAGATACAATCTTCTTTTGCTACACCTCAACAGACTGTAAGTATACCCTTTGCTCAACAATATAGAACACCTACATATACTCCACCTTCCTATCAAGAGCCAATATCATTTAGAGATTATATAGGTGCAGAGTTTGGTCAGTTACAAAAAACTGAAACAAGAAGATATACAAATGAACAAGGCGAAGAATTATATATACCTTTTGTAAATGGTAAACCTATTTATCCTATACCTGCAGGATATACTGAATATAAAGAAGAAGCAAAACCACCAACAGATGATAGACCAACCACACCTACAACTAGAGTTAGAGATGAATCAGATGGTGGGGATGATAGTTCACCAGGAGTTAAAACAACTAGAGTTTCTGAAATAGCTTCAAATACCGCAGGTGGTAAAAAAAGTGTTACTGATTTTTTTAGCACAGGCAAAGGTAAATCTATAGCAGGTTCTGTGTTAGGCACTGCTATGTTAGGACCTATTGGTGGTATTATAGGTGGTCTATTAGGTAAAGCTTTAGCCGATGACAAACAACAACTTGCTCAACAGATGGGTGCTATCCCAGGAACAACTGGTCCTTTAGGACCTGAACGTAATTTTGACCAATTATCACAACAGGCTTATGGTAAAGGTTTAACTGACGTAACATCTATGTTAGGTGGTGTAACACCAACTTTTAGTTATGGATATAATCCAGGTTCGGTAGACGTAGCTACAGGTGGAACATTTAATGCTGCGGGTATAGCAGTTGATGAAAACGGAAATATGTCAACATCTAATGGTGTACCTAGTTATGATAGCTTTGCTAGTTTTGCAAATGCTATGGCTGTATCAGCAGAAACAGGATACTACGGAGGTCCTGTATCTAAAGATGAATACAATAATATGTCTCCAAAAGGTAAAGACTTGTATAATTCTTATGCTAGTGGTTTAGGTATACCAAGTTATGAAATTACAGACCCTGATGTAGAAGATATATCTGATGATGTACCATCGCCTAGTCCTACAGACCCAAGCGGTATGGATTTTGGTGTTACAGACCCGTCTTTAGATATAAATGCAGACGTAGAAGATATATCACCTGATGTAGAAGACCCAGGTAGTATCGTAGGAGATGACCCTTCAACAGATGATAGCATTGAAGAAAGTATTGTAGGAGATGACCCTGTTGATGATAGCACAGATGTAGGTGACCCTAGTGGTGGCAGTGGAGGTTCTGATATAGGAGACCCTAGTGCAGGAGACCCAAATGCAGGTATCGATGGTCCTGGAGGAGATGGAGATGGTGGAGACCCAGGTGGTTGCGTGATTGCAACACATGGAGTATCTACAGGCGGTTTTACCGCTATGGAAAAAGCAAAAGCAGAACTATGGTGTCAAAAAACATATCACGGTAAGTGGTATGGCGAAGCATTTAGAAAAGGTTATAGGGCGGCAGGAATGAAACATGTTAATGCAGGAACTGCTCCTAATGTGTATCAAGAGTTTAAAGATTTTGTTGCGTATGGTCGTGGCATTAAAAAAGGATGGAAGATAGGTTTTAATTATTATTTAAGA